GGCAAACTCTGGAACCGGGGGCGTTGCTAGTGGTGCAGGCAGTGCCGATATGGGAGTAACAGTAAAAGCCGGAGAAGATAAAAACAAAAGAGAACTAGTCAAAACAGGAAGTCAATCTCAACATCTTGCAGATAGTAATACCTGGTATTGGCAGACGCCAGAATCCCATGCCTTCCAAGCCAATGAATGCTTCACAACACATAATGATGCAACAAGATCTTATGAAAATATGATAGCACCTATACAAGCAGAACTTAAAATAATAGGTGATCCAAGATTTGTTAACCCGTTGTTCTTAACAGCAAAGTGGATTTCTATAGTGGTAATAGATCCATATTACATAAAAAAAGCAGGGGGCGATGATACGGGATGCGAATGGCTTTCTAAATCTAATTGCAATCCTATTCTAAGCAACAAAAAGTGGATGATTATGGGAGTTGACCACCAAATAACTTCTGGTTCTTACTTTACTACATTAAAGGTGAGGCTAGATACACCAGGCATAAACATAGACTCCGGAGAACCTTTGGGAGGTTGCGGTCCGGCTCGTAGAGAATCGCCCAAGGTGCGTCCTACATTTTAATTAAAGTAGAGGTAAAATGGCATTTGCACACGAACAAGAAGTTGCGTCTCTTAAAAAAAGAATTACTTCTTTAGAAAATCGACTTGGCAATATCAACTATGAAATGAAAGGCGTAGTAAAATCAGAGCTAACCGCTTCTGCAACCGTTCTAGATCAAACACAGGCTCAGTTTGGAATGTACACTGCATTGTGTTTAGAAACAATAGATATATGGAAACAAAATAGAGTGAGGTGGTTTTCTCCTATATTCCATAATCCCCAAAGACCAATAAAAGAATTTCCTTGGGCACTTCCGATATCTTCTATGGGAGGATTTGATGACTGCGGATTAACTTGGGTGCCTCCCGCTGGCAGCAAATTATGTATTGTTTTCGAGAATGGTAATAGAACTGTGCCCTATTATTTAGGAACAACCTGGGATCGCGATAGAGGCAGGTCTGGGGACCGGAAATGGGGTGTAAAAGTAGATGAATTTCAAAAAGTATCGGAAGGTCATAGAAAAGGTTTTCTTGTAGGGCCTAATGATGAATCACAAGTTTTTCCGCCGTGGAACACTGAAAATTATAATGGTTTTGATCTTTCTTCTATAGTAGATTTTGCAACGAATCCTGAGGCTCAAAAACTAATTACATATCCACATATTTATGGTTTTAAGACTCCCGAAAAACATACCATAAAAATGGTGGACGGGGATCCTAAATGTAACAGAAAGTGGAAAAGATTTGAGATCATGTCTAGTTGTGGAAATTGGCTGATGCTCAAAGATGATCACCTACATTATGCGGGTCAATGGGCCCACCCAGAGTGCGGTGTTGTTTCCGGTGAGACCAGTTGCGTTCAAGGTGCTTCCAATCAATCTCAAAATGATGTTTTGAGAGGAGGATTCCAAACCAATATAATAGGCTCTTCTAATCCCAATGTAAGAAATGCTAGTCCGAAACAAGGAGAAAAAAAGGAAGAAACAAGTTGTAATGGAAAAACAAGCAATTCAAAAATAATAGGAGGGCACCCATCAACTTCTGCTCAAGGCACAAAATACATCAAATCTCAAATAGGCTCAAATCCTTTTTTCAAACAAAAACAAGAATGCAGACCATACACAGGTCCACAAACACCACAAAATCCAGTTGTAGATCTTCCTCAATCTGGAATTCAATTAATGTCAATATCAGGACACACTCTTGTTATGGACGATTCGGTAGAAGAACCGTTTGGTGATCCAGAATGGGAAAGATCTACCAAAGAATTTGATTTTGGATGTAGCAATCTTTACCAAGGAAGAACATACTGGCTTTCTGCTACTGGTCACAGTATTGAGATGAGCGATGTTGAACTTCAAAATTTTCCCAACATAAGAGATAAAAATAATTATATAAGAATATTAACAGCCTCGGGGAACAAAATAGAGCTAAACGATCATACTCTACCTGATAAATCGGCGGGTGAAAAAAGAGGAATATTTCTAGAATCCACTAGCCAACATGTTATTCAAATGGTTGACAACACCAATAAACAGGCTAGCCCTCCAAGAAAAAATGGCGGCACACCAATAAACGATTCTAAAAAAGCATTTGTTAAAATTAGAACCGGCTATGGTTTAGAAATGTCTTTTAATGACGATTTTGATCAAAAGAAAACTGACAAACAATTTATTCAAATATTTTGCCCTAGAAAAACAGCAGAGGATGGTGGGCCACACATACATCGATATCAAGAATTAGACCCGGGATTAATTTTTTTAAGGTCAGGTGGTTATCACATTAAATCGACCCATAAAGATGATATGAGCATTATCGGTGATTTTATGGATAGGCCCTCGGATAAAATTGAACTAATAAGTAAGGTAAAATTAGTATATTCTAAAGATTATTATATTAATTTAACTGATAAATCTCATGTGTTTCTTGCTAAAGAAAGAATATATTTACTAGCTGGCCAGGACTGCCCAATTCCGGGAGGCACAGAAAAGGGTCCGTGTGTCGGGCCTGTTTTGGTATATCAGGGGGGGTGTGTAAAACTTAGCGATAGAATATATGCTAGCACTAGTCAAGATGCTCCTGCGGCGTCTATATTTATGTTAAAGCCTTTTGCAAAATGTAGCCCCTAAAATACTACTATAAGATATGAAAAGATTTTTAGGTTTTCCATATCCTGTAGAAAAAACATCTCAAGGCTATTTTTACTCTCAAAGCGAAATAGATCAAATAAAGTCTGATATGTTGATATTGTTATTGACCAATCCTGGCGAAAGGGTAATGAATCCCGAATATGGGACACCTTTAAAAAAACTTATATTTGAACCCAATGACCCAACAGTTAAAAATCAAGCTAGATCTATAATCACCCAATCGCTTAGCAAATGGGAGCCTAGAGTTGCCATACAACAAGTAGAAGTTTTAACAAGTGCTGATGATAATTCATTAAGCAGTCTAGATGATAAAACAGCAGAGGAGCATATATTATTTATAAGAATAAATTTTATAGACCCCAATAATATAAGAGAAATTCAAGAATTAACATTAGAATTACCTTTAGCAGGACAAGTATAATGATAAATAATTGCCCATTTGATATACAGCCTTATGCAGAATCAAATAACATAATTGTTCCTAGTATATTTAATTTAAACTACACCAATCAAGATTACTGGTCCATGAAGACCAGATTAGTTGATTTTATTAAACAAAATTTCAGTAAAGATTTTTCTGACTTTGTTGAATCTTCTTTGGGAATAATGTTAATTGAAAATTGGGCTTTTATAGCTGATACTTTAAGCTTTAAAATGGACCAAATAGCAAATGAAGTTTTTATAGACACTGTAACAGAATTAGAAAATGCTTTTAGACTAGCAAAACTTGTAGGGTTTCAACCACAACCTCCAATAGCAGCTAGTTCTTTGTGGACAGCAACTCTTAACAATCAAATATTATCGGATCTAGAAATACCAACACCATTTGGTCTTCAAGTAGGAGCTGGAAGTGTCAATTTAAACATTGAACTGTTTGCTGCCGATGCAGATAATAATCCTATTTTTGATCAAAATATAATAATTCCAGCTGGGAATATTGTTAATGCTAGCATTGTAGGTCTAGAAGGTCAAACTAGAACACAAGAAGAAGTCGGAAATGGCACTATTGGCCAGACCATAACTTTGCCTTCGGGTCCTGTTATCTATGATTCAATTAGAGTAAGTGTAGATGGAGTTAAATGGGATCGCGTTGATTACTTTACAGATAGTAAACCCCGAAGAGAGTTTAGGGTGGAGTTTGACTCTAACTATAATGCCTTTGTTATATTTGGGAATAACCGGGCTGGTTTGCTACCGTCTAATGGAAGCAGAATAGTTGTTACCTATAGAACCGGTGGTGGTTCTATAGGCAACATAATTAGTAATACAGTCACAAAACAAACAGTAATTAATATTGTAGGAATAGAATATCCAATTCCGGTGTCTTTCTCTAATTACACAAGAGGACAATATGGATATGATGGAGATACTATTGATGATATTAAAAATAAATTGCCAAAATGGATAAGAACCCAACAAAGAGCAGTAACAGGATTAGACTACAAAACACTAACTGATCAATTTGCAACTCCTTACCAGGGTCAAATTGGAAAATCAGCTGCAGTTTTAAGAAATCACGGCTGCTCGGGCAACATAGTAGACATATACATTTTAGCTCTCGATGGTACTGATAAATTATCAGAGGCTAGTGATCAATTAAAAATTGAACTAACTAATTATCTTGAACAAATAAAGATGTTCACTGATTTTATTTGTATAAAAAATGGAATTGTAATTAATGTCGACGTTTCTCTGGATCTTGTTTTAGATAGATTTTATAAAAAATTTGAAAATGAAATAAAAGTAAAAGTGGAAAGAAGAATAAATCAGTTTTTTGCTCTTGCTAAATGGGATTATCACCAAGATTTAAGAGATAACGACTTAACAAAAGTCCTGTCAGATCTAAAAGAAATCAAAAGAATAGATTTAACTTTTACAACAAACGATATAAACAATAGCGGCAACACTGTTACTACTAAGTTTTATGAGATTATAAGGCCAGATGTGATTGATATATCTTTTACATATGAATAGGAATTAAAGTGGCTGTTTTAACAATTAAAGAAAATCCTACAATAACCGACACCATAGTTTTTGATATAGAAACTCCTGGAGTAGACGGATGCTTCAACGCTGATCCATATAAGGTGGAAAAAATAACTATTTACTTTGTTTCTAGAGATTTTAACAGCGGAAACTTACAAAACTATGAATTATCTCAATATGACGAAAACAAGCTAAAAGCAGCTGAGGAAGCGGAAGCCAAAGCTTGTGCCTATCCTACAGATGAGAATATACTAGCAGCAAAAAAACTAAGAACCATAGCCGAGGATAGCAATAATATAAATAATTTTTATTACAAAGAGGCAGAGCCTATAGCTGTATTTGGGGGCGAAGATTATCCTGTTTGGTTTTCAGAAAATCCTGAGGACGATATTATAGAGCATATAACAACAGATGAAAACAATAATACAATATATGGTAAATTTAAATTTACTTGGCAGCCTCAAGGAATGAGAGAAGGTGATTATTTTATTTGTTGGACTTGGGCACCACTTATAGCCGGAGAACTGCTTTCTTCCCATCAAAAATTTAGTTTAATGGGAGATACTCAAACCACAACAAGCATTCCAACACATTTTACAAATCCAAAAAAATATAAAACACTTTTAGATCGTTATTTGCCCGAAATGTTTAAGTCTTCTTTGGCAGAAAGCGATGTAACCCCAGATGTTCTTAATAGGATGAACTCATCTTTAAGCATGGGATTTAATGTTTTAGAAAATTTAACCAATCAAATGGTTGATCTTTTAGACGCCAATTCACTTCATGAGTTTTTAATACCATATTTATCAAATTTATTCGGTTTAAAATTAAAAACAAGCGATCCGACCAGATGGAGAGGCCAGATTAAGAGGGCAGTTCCTCTTTATAAGAAAAAAGGAACTAAAAACGGTTTATATGAAGCTCTTGATCATGGAGGAATAACTCTTCACAAGATTAATAGGTTGTGGCAGGTAGTTTCTTCTTATACCTGGCAAGAATCTTTTTTTTGCGATGGAACAAATAATGAATTTATTTTAGCTAAAGCCGCCTTGCCAATAGATGTTTTAAATTTTGAATTGTGGTTAAGACCGAATAATGAATATGATTGGACACAGCTTGGGGATCAGTATATTAGTTTAACAACCATAGATGGAAAGTCCAGTATTACTTGGGTTGGAGATAACATTTTAGTCAATCCAATCCCTTTAATGGAA